CTGTGATATCGTCATCTGCGCCAAAGCTAAGTATAGCTGAGTCAGACCGCAGACGAAGATCATTCGTAACCACAACATCGTTAGGTGCAGTCAGTGTAATATCATTCGTTGCAGTGACAGCAATGTCGTTGCTTGCACTTAGAGTGATGTCGTTGCTGGAAGACACTGTAAGGTCAGTGCCGTTACCTTCAATCTTCTCTCCATCATCACCGAATGTGACACCTACGTTGGCAGGAATGTTTACATCGCTGGTAGCAGTAAGATTAATGTCACCACCAGAATTAACAGTAAGGTCTGTGCCATCGCTTTCAATCTTTTCTGCATCATCTGACGCAAAAGAAAGACCGACACCAGACGGTATGTTCACGTCTGCAGTGGCGGTCAGGTTAATGTCAGTACCAGCGGAGAGTGTCAGGTTGTCTGCGTCACCTGCAATATGCTCACCGCCAGCGTCATTGAAATACAGCTTCTCTGTGCCGTTGATCAGAACATCATCAGAGAACTGGAAGTAGTCAGATGCCTCTACCCACGTAAATACACCATCATTTGTTGTGCCATCAAATACGACAGCGACATTGTTGCTACCTGCACCATCACCAATCGTCAGTGCATCTGATACAAGAGTAATG